TTAGGTCTTCAGGCTTAGGGGTGAGCTTGTCAACAAACAGCCAAAGGTTTGGGCACATCCACTCCAACAGCTTTGTTCTGTAGGGCTTTGGGGGAGCTTCTGATCCTGCCGCCTGTCGAACCATCCGACCCATCGTTGCTTTAGGGGTCATCTCCATCGAGGCAATCAGCACCTTCTGCTCTTGCTCGACTGCGTTTAGTGATAACTGGTTTAGCCACATCGACTTCCCGTGACCATTAATACCGCACACACCCCACAGCTCGTTAGGTCTAAACTTAATGTCTTCCTCATCTAGCTTGCCCCACCCAGAACCGAAGCCTTGCGTGTCATCTAGCTTGTTCTCAAAGAAGTCATCAATGTCTGTTTCAAAGTCCAGTACAGATCGGAGAGTTTCGGGGTCTTTCCAACGTGCCTCTTGATAGGCGCACTCAAGCATCCATCTCGCTTGTTCGTAGCCCTCTTTTTGTAACAGCTCGTTGATGTCCTTAGTCGGTAGGTTGACGCGATAGCAACGATCACCGAGCCGACTCATAATTTCTGCGGCGGCAAGCTCCCCCTGTTCATCCATATCTGTAGCAATGAGTATTTCCTCAAAGCGTGCGAGGTTCTCGTATTCATGAGCAATCCACTTGGTTTGCTTGGCACCCTTGCCCCCACCCATAGGCACTGACAGGGCGGGATAACCTAACTCACCGCAAGCAATCGCATCCCACTCACCTTCTGTTATCCAGACCTTTCTTGCATCGTCCGGCATGGCTTGCCAACCAAAAAGGATTGGCTTCAGATCTTTCTGGGTGGACGGATTGCCGTCATGGTTTATTGGCTTTGTCTTTAGGAATGTCTCTTTGCCATCTGGCTCGAAGAAAGGAAACACCACATCTTGACCGCCCCTAGCGTCCGTCTCGTAAATCTTCCAACGGAAGCAGACCTCACCTACATCTTTAAACCCTCTCTTCTCCATGTATCCATGCAGATGAAGGCTCTCATTGCGTGCAGGGGGCTGGGGATTGGTGTAATTCTTTTTTTCTGCCGGAGCTATTTTTTTCGCGGGCGTATTGTCTCGTATACCGTAACGCTTTTTCGCCCACTCCATTGCATCAACTAGGGTAAGCCCTTGGTTGTACATAATTAGGTCAAGCAGGTCACCTCCCTCACCAGTGCTAAAGTCCATCCACTTGCCACACTGATCACCGTTTAAATAAACGCTTAAACTTCTACCCTTTTCCCCCTGAATAGATCCAATTTTGTAGCAACCGCTTTCAACGCGTCCGTCTGGGTATAGCTCGTGACAAATGCTGGTGGCATGGGGTGCTAGGCTCTGAGCTAGTGTTTTAATATCCATCATTTGACAGCCCCCAACAGATCATTGGTTCGTGTCGCATTCTTGTAGCACGAAAGCCCCTGCCAATCCGGCTTACCGATGGACTGCCAGCCTCTCGAGATAGCGTTATCCACAACACCCGAGATATCGAACCCCTGCTTTTTAAAAACTAGGAAGTCCTGCGCGATTGTGGTGATCATCTTCTTGGCGGGTTTTCTACCTTTACGGTCTTCCAGCTTGTATTCCCACCACTTAACCCAAGGCTGTTTGGAAATACCTTCTGGTGGATTGTTTAGGATTTGAGAACGCCAGCATGTTTGTTCTTTCTGATGTTCCTTAGTAACAATGTTTGTTCTTTGGGTCTGGTTACCCTGATCTGGGTTTACTTGATCTGGGTTTACTTGATCTGGGTTTTGATGATCTAGTGGAAAACGACCCCTAACATCTGTGACCAGCCAATCCCATCGGGCGACATGACCACTTTCGTTTCGGATTATTTCTCTTCGAATGTACTCTGCCTGCTCTAGCTCATGAGTAATGCGAGTCATCTTTGCATTACCGACACCAAAGACCGTGCAGAGTTGGTTGTTAGTTATTTGCCAGTCATCGACATGGCTCAGTAGGTAGACCAAAACACCGAGAGCTTCTGGGCTTAGCCCGTCATCTCTATACTCGCTAGCGGAGAACCCGCCACGGAGGAGTAGGTTGGGGATTCGAGTGTAATGGTCTTGCTTTAAATTGGCAGGACGAAAAATCATTTATCAGACGGCTCCATGTAAAATGTTCAGTTGAGCGCAGATAATAATCTGCACGTATCAATTTATCAACTTTATTTACACGCAACCCTTGTTTAATTGTTTAAAATGTGGAAGATCCGGTCACAGGAGGAGTATATGGACGATAAAAATAAAAAGGAACTACGCGCAGAAATCTTTAAGCAGGCACTTGATAGGGCTGGGGTGCCCGAGTGGGGTAGAGGTGCGGCTATTGTTAAGAAGACAGGTTGTAGCCCAGCATCCGCGCAAGCATGGATAAGAGGAAGTTTGCCTAGCGAAGGAGAACGCATAGTTGAGTTGTGCGATCTCTATAGCATTGATTTATATCTCTGGATAACGCTGGAGTCTCGAGGTGACACCCAGATCTCAGATTCAATGGTTGAGGCTATTGTTTATGTGAAGCACTTCGAAGAGCAAACGTCTTTTATGCTAACGCCAGAGCAGTTTGCTCATATGTGTCTAATGTATTTGGATACTGAAAAGAGAGACGGTCTGGCAAGTGTAGCAGAAGTTTTGTCGCAAAAAGATGATGCGTCAATCACCTCAAAGTGATAGTTTTACGACATATATTAATGGAATACATTAAAAAAGGAGTTGGGAGTGGATAGAGTGTTAGGTGATTCGAAACAACTAACCTGCAAAGAATTAAACGAGTACGTGCAAGGACATCCTGACATACTAGCTTGCTTTAGTAGAAATAAAACACGTTATCGTACAGCCACCAGTAAGGTTGTAGACGCCAAGAAACGACTTGAAGATCAACTAATTAATCTGAAGGTGTTGAAATAAATGTAAAAGGTGATATTATGTCTCTGGAACTAACGGAGACATTACATGGATACGCTAACACGCGCCCACATCTGGGCGACCTTATCTGATATAGACGTAGCACCTTTCTGCACCGAGACGGAAGTCGTTGGGGATCAAGTCCTGACCTACCTACCTTGGATGAAAGCCCATGAAATAATGATGGGCGCCTTTCCTGAGTATCATTGGGAATTCACTGAAGACCCCACGGGGCGTGAATGCCACTACTTTGATGATGGATCGGCTGAAGTACGTTGCCGAATGACTATCGGCGGGCAGACCAACATCACCTACCTTCCTGTTCATAGATCAGGCAAAGCAATTGACTCCCCCTCCGCTACAGACATCAATACCGCTAAACAGCGGTGTCGTGTTAAGGCTATGGGTGAGTTTGGTCTGGGCTACACCATGTGGCTGTCATCTCAAATCAAAGAGATTGAAGACCAAAGTGTTTCTAAACCTGAACAAAGTACACCCTCAGATACAAATGATGCAGATGCAGAACTCCAAAAGGTTATTGCGATCTGGGAGCATCTTAAGTTTGGTGAAGCTAAGACCCTGAGTGAAGCCACAAAACTGTACGACAAGTTTAAACGTGGTCTAACTAATAGAGGCTTAACAGATACCACTGGTAACTGGGAGAAGCTGTGTAAGGAGAATGGTTGGAGGGCTAAGAAATGAGTTTAGCTGTCCAAGGTTCACCCGAGTGGCACGCAGCCCGTGCCGGTAAGATTAAAGCTTCTGTGTGTGCCGCGCTAGAAGGCAAGCACCCCTATATGAAAGCTGCTGACTTGGTAAGACAGGAAGTTAGGGCTTTGGCTGGTGCAGAGTCAGAATTCAAAATGGTTCCTGCTGTTGCCCACGGGCAGATGATGGAAGACCATGCCCGCGTATTTTTGGAGGGCTTGCAAGGTTACACGGTCGAGGAGACCGGTCTAGTTGTGCACCCTAAGTATGACTTCATCGCGGCATCGCCAGACGGTCTAGTCGGTCTTGACGGTTGCGTTGAGATCAAGTGCCCTTTCCCTCAATACACAAAGACCCCTTACAGCATCTTCGACAAGAAGCGCAGCATGTACCTGATGCAGGTCTATATGCAGATGGAAGTGCTTGATGCTGAGTGGTGTGACTTTATTTGTTTCTTGGCTAAGAACGAAACAGCCGAGCCACAGTACACCATTGAGCGAGTACACCGTAAAGAAGACTTCCTGACTGAGTTACTGAGCCGCAAGTATTTGCCACAGCCTGAGAAGGGAACCATATCCCGTCTTGATCTGTATCGATGCTGGTACAACTGGATTCAAGAGCAGCATAGAGATGAGGTCACTCGTGCTGAGCACATCAAATCAATAGAGGCTGATGCTCCCGAGGTCATAAAGACTGACGAAGAGTTGAACCGCCTCACTGCAATGCAAACCAGAATTGCAGATATCCGGTCACGTATCAGTGACGACCTAGAGACCTTGGATGTTCTGAGCAAGTCATCAGACTCCCTGAAAAAAGATATCGCCGAGCGCTACAAAGGCTCTGTCAGCAATGGCAGGACTACCGTGAAGGTGATTATGAAGAACCCGCCAGTTGATTATAGAAAAGCGTTTGAATTTCTAGGCGGTGAAGACGAAGTCCTTAACAAAAACGAGTCTCTCGATTCTTTTCGAAGAACGACAGGCGCAATGCAAGTTTCAATCCATCATGGAGAGCAATAATGAACAAGACACCAACCGCATTTGAATCCCTTAAAGCAGGCAAAGGGCGTCTGTACCCGATGCCTAAAGAGAAGCGCATTGAAGAGTGGAATCGCCTAAAGCAGTACGACTGGGCGACCAAAGCGCACGTCCCTAAGTTTGACGGCTTTATCAAAGTCAGTCGTGAGTTAGTTGCAGACCTACAGGCTGCTCTTGATTCGCATGGCGGTAACGATTTCCGCTACAACATTAAAGTCTGTGAGCAGATGGGTGATGACGGCAACCTCCAGCAATTGAATGTTGATTACTGGATTCCAAAGCCCAACCCCAACGCCCAACAGTCAGCTTCTACGTCCGCTTCTGGCGCAGATGATTTCTTGGACGATGACCTACCTTTCTAAGGATTATATTTATGCCGCTAAGAATTTCACGATCAGCTAACTCCGTCTTTTATGGCGGAGAAAGCCTCGACCCAGATGACCTTGAGGGCACATTTGACCATCGAGTATGGGTGCGTGCAGTAGTTGACTTAGATGGCAGGCATGAGACTTTGCTCAACGTGCATACAAGGCGCAAAGGACACCAAGAGCATGTTCTTAAAGCTGGAGAGGATGGTCTACAGTTAACGGATGCCGTGTTTGTCGAGATGACAGGCATCCAACCCTTTTACACAAAACCCCACTTAACGTGCCCCGAATGTGGTCGTTCCGGCAGCTTGTCTGAGAAGTCTTTTATGCTTCCTCAAGCAAAGCTATTGGTGGGCGCACCCCGCAATTACAAGATAGTGCGTGATGACGCAAAGAGGAAAAAGAAATGAGCGATGAACCCCAACTGATTCACATCGATAACACCCCGTACCTGATTGACGATATCAGTGACACCTGTAAAGAGATGCTAAACGCAGCACAGCAAACCAGCGCTGCGCTTGGGCTGTTTGGCACGCTGCTTCAGGCAGCACAGGTGGGCGCTGACCTTAACATGAAGGAAGCGATGAAGTTATTACCAGAGCCTTATAAGCAAGACGATGCGAAAGCTGACTCTACTGCTCACTAGGCAAGTCCCCTAGAGGGTAGGGTGTCCCCTCCTCACGCCCTATAGCAGGCTTGGTCTACCTGCCCCTTGCAACAGACCTTTAATCTAGGGATTAACAGTGTTACTGTAACACCGCTGTTGGTCTCTTCATTTGGAATTAATGGAGATACTTATGGATAGTGTCATTACGTTTAAAGAAGTGGCTGAAGATTATCTTGCCGCGCCTACCAAGCGCACCGGCAAGAGAAAGCAGAAGTACACTGTTGATATTGTAAGAGAGTTAATTGATCGATGGGGCGACCTGTCTATCAAGGAGTTTGAAAGAAAGTACCTGCTAACTAAGTTCTTTAGTGAGCTGTCGAGACGGAACAACCGATGGACTGGCGAGCCAGTAACCAACGGTTTTGTTAATAACTACCGAACCTATGTTCGTGCAGTTCTGGTTTACGCCAGAGATGAGCTAGAAGTTATTGACAGGGTGCCTAAGTTCGAGAACTTGCCAGAAGAAAAACGTGAGCTGTACTTAACACCCGTACAGTGTCGAGAGTTGATGCGCTGGTTGGATGAGCTGCGAGCCGACATGGTCGAGTTTGCTTTGTGTTGCGGACAACGCAACAAGACAATCAGAACCCTTAAGTGGGCATCGATATCAGAAGACTTTACGGTCATGCATCTGGCGGCAAAGGATGCAAAGAACGGGCATACCACCTCGTTCCCTATGAACAGAGATGCACAAAGAATTTTGCGGCGTCGCTGGGATAGAAAGCTAGACCTTGAAGAGCGGTATCCGTACCTCTCTAAGGACAAGGCAAAGGGGATTGAGTATGTGTTCGTGCAGGAGCATCGGAGTGTGCGTAGTAATGGTAAACCGTTCTCGCAAACTGCGTTGTGTAATACCACTTGGCGAGATGCTGTGAAGAATGCAGGACTGCCAAAGGGTGTGGTGTTTCATACACTGCGCCACACGTTTGCGAGCTGGCATATTATGAATGGTACAGGTGAGCGCACCTTAATGGACTTGGGTGGATGGACTAGCCCTAAGTCGATGTTGCGATACACGCACCTGAATCACCAACATAAAGCTAAA